TAATTTCATAATATTTTTTTCCTTTTTTAGTATAACCCATGATATTTTACTATCATGGGAGATTAACGACCACCGTCCTTATTATACTGCGTAAGCATCATAAAAATTAGCAAATAAACCAACTAATTTATTATCAGCTACGAATAAATCATGATATCTACGATATTGAATTTTCCAAGCGTCTGCGCTTTGGTTAGTATCTGGTAAGAATATTCTTAATTTCTCTAATTTATTAACTGCCATTACATATGAAGGAACTGCAATAATCCAGTTAGTATCGACTGCACCAACTGTTGGAGCAAAACCAGTGGTAAATGTATAAGCTGTTTTTAAACGTGCTTTAGGAGTAGGAATAATTTGAACACCATCAAAAGATTTAATTTTAGTATTTAAATCTTTTTCACCGTTAGCATCTAAATTACGAGTAACGCCATCTGCTTGTTCTAAGATTTCAAGAGCATCATAAGACATGTAAATTACTGGATTGATTGCACCAGCTTCTTTAACTGTTTTTAAATCAGCTTTTAACTGTGCGATAATTGTTTCTTTTGCAGGAACATAAGAAACTTTTTCATTACCAGCACCATGAGCATAAGCACTTAACTTACTCAATCTATAAGCATCAATTTCAGGAATTACATGTGTAGTTTGGAAATCTGCCATTAATTGACTTGCTGTTGGTAAGAATTGTGATTCGTCAACATCTTGTGAATCTAAGATAAATTCATTTGATCTATCCATATCCATTGTAAATGTTTCCCAATCAAGAGTAGAAGCACCAGTTGTAAAACCAGTTGCACGATTATAATCTTTCATTCCTGAAGTAGTAATTTTTGCAATACGAATAGTTTTACCGCCATTATATTGAACCATTGCACCATTCATATCCAAATTATTAGTTACTAAACCATGTTCAACTTGTTCATCTAAATTAGGTTGAAACAACTGAACATATTCTTCGACTGTATGAGCCATAATATTTCCTTATTATTTTTTATTAAGAACCTAATTTTGATCGGCAATTAGAACCTGTTGAACAATGATGTTCCCTAATCTTATTGGTGATTAGTAACCAAAACATAATTTAATAATTAAATCATCTATATAAATAATACATCACATTTGATGTGATGTATAGTGTTATCATGCAATTATTTTAATTATTTTTATTTTAAACCCATATATTTTCTCACTGTTGCAGCATCGGTTTCCATTGAGCTCTTACCTGTTCCACCTGATTTATTACCAAAATCTTTGGGTTGAGAACCTTCTTTGTAGAATGGATATTTTTCAATTGTTGATTTAATCTTAGAATCAATATCATCACCTTCACCAATATTCATGGCTAGTTTAATGAATTCTTTTGCTTTCTTAGCATCAACACCAGCATCCATTGCTTTATCTCTTGCCTCATATTCAGCTAATTTATCATTAGCTTCTTTGATAGCTTTTTCTTTTTCATTTAATTTTTCAACTGCTGATTTATTAGCATCTTCTTCAGCTTTTTGTTTTTTAATAATTTCTTTGATTTTTTCAGGGTCTTCAATCCCTAAATCTTTTAAAATTTTTGCCTTTGCTGCTTTTTTCTCATTAGCTAATAAACCATTTAATTCTTCCTGTGTGAATTTTTTATCATCTTTAGGTTCTGAATTTGATTCAGTTGTTGGTTCTGTGTTTGGTTCATTCTTAGATGGTTCTGTGTTTGGTTCAGGATTTCCACCATTTCCATCGTCTTGTTTTTCAAACATAATTCTAAAGTAATTTTTTAACATATTTTTTTCTCCTATGTGTTATTAAATAAACTATAACTTATATCAATTATTAAATCAATCTTTCATTACTATAATATCTAGTTCTTCCAGTGTCATCAATAAATTCTCTCATTTTAGCTTGATTGTTTTTAACTCTTAATGAAGCTGCATTATTATTTAATTTAGCATCTTTAGTAATTTGTAATTCTCTTTTAGCGTTTCTTATATTTCTTTCTAATCTTCTTTGAGTTTGAGCATTTTCATATACACGTTTATTTTCTTTTTTAGGATAAGGTTTATAAGTTTTTTTAGTACCATCCATATAAGGGTACATTGTATGACCACAATTTATACCAAATAACCCAGCAGGTTCACCCATTGATGTAGAAGTTAAAGCGGGGTATTTATTGGACTTTCCACCTCTTGAATAAACCTTACCTTGATAAGGTTCACATAACGGACGTGCTCCAATATGTGAAGATATTTCAACAAGATCAATATCATAATCATCAAAAGTTTGTTCTTGAACATTTGTAGTTATATTTCTGTTAGTAGTTCTTAAAATCATATTTGAATAACTGTAAGCACTCCAATTTCTACCGGCTTTATCAACTACAGATTTTAAACCTTCATTACTCCATTTTCTAACTAATTTTTCAATGGCTTGATCAGATGTAATTGTTCCGGATGAAACTAATACTGAAATACTGTTAGCAGCATCAATATAAATATTTGGAGTATTTCCAATTAAACCAGCTGAAGTTATATTATAAGAATTTTTTAGATTAGAAACATATTGGGTTAATATTGATTCATATGAAGAAGTTATGTTTAAATCAACACCAGCATTTTTTAATAATGCTAATGTTTCTTTAGATGTGTTAAATATCATATCATTGATATCTGAAGCAATGACACGTTCAATGGCTGGAGCATAAGACTTTAATATACTTTCTACCCTTTTAGATATTTTAGACTGTTCTAAGAGTTTTTTAGTTAACCAATTAGTAGTTCCAACATTACCTTTTGATAGCGCTTTAATTAAATCAGTAATAATTTCAGTTTCTACATCAAACATTACTTTTTCGTACATTTAATATCCTTTTTATTCAAACATATTTGGCGGGGTAACTGTTTTATTAACTTCTCTTAATTCATCAGCTTTCTTCTTGGCATCTTCAGCACTTAAACCATCTAAATGAATTAATACATCTTCTAATGTAGCTGTTTTATTTAAAAGTCTACCATGCCAATATGCTGTTTTGCTATTTCTATCTTCAATAATATTATCTTCAAATTTAATAACAAAATCTTCATCGACATAAGAGATTCCACCGTCAAGAGAGGATTTATAAATCATGATTACTCTACATAAATCATTAATGCATTTTTCTAATGATCTTTTCATTAAGGATATTCTTCTAAACGTCGCACTATTATCAGATATTATTTCAGTTGCTGTTTTTAATCCACCAACCGCATCAAACGATAAGAAATTGGCATCAAATCCCATACTCATACTTAATAATTTTAAATTAACATTTAATGAATTTGTTAAATCTGTAATTCTTAATTGACCTGAACTATTATCCATCACTTGTAATCTTTCAATGTCATCGGAATTTAAGGCTGTAAATATTTCATCTGAAGGATCAACATAATTAACTAAATTACCATCTTCATCATATGATTTTTGAATCATACCCGAACCAACAATTAATCTTTTTCTACCTAATCTTACTTCACTATTTAAAGCATCAAATGAATTATCACATTCGTGTAACACATGTTCGGAGTTTGCGAATAAGCTAATGTTTTCAGGTGATTCAGAGTTTAAATTATTGGTAACTACTGAAGGACAATAAACAAATAATGGATGAGTTATGTTAGAAAATTCAATTGTTTTTTCTTCACTTCTACCAATATCAGATAATTGAACTTCACTACCTGAAGCATTATATACAAGTGTTGTAATTTCATAACCAGTTTCTTTAATTCTATGTTGTTCGATAATTGTATATTTTTCACCATTGTATATTTCATCAGAATAAAAATCTGCATCAGTAATCATAGTATTATTAAAATTAACTGGTACAAAGTTTTGAGCTTTTACGAAGTCAATTGTCGTTTCACCATTTTTTACATAAATTTTTAATGCACCTCCACCAAGTGCGTTAACATATTCATACCATTTTTTTAAGTTTGTTAAGAAATCATTATTTTTAAAAATTTCTTCAATATATTCATTTGTTTTAATTGTAGGAGTTTCTGAAAACAATAAACTATTAATTCCTTCAGTAATAGTTTTAGGTAAATTTAATCTTGATAGGGGTCTTTTCTTTTTGACCCCAAATGCTGAACGATAATAATAATCAGCCCATTTAGGTTTTGATTTATAAATATTAAACCAGTTATATTTTAAATCTTGCATTGAATCATTATTGTTATTTAATTGTTGTCTTTTGAATATGTTATTATTTTTCATTACGCTGCTTTCGCTCCTATCCTCATGAAATCCTTGAAATGTCTTTCTAAAGTATATTCTACCGCATCCAAGCTGTCAATGTTAGATGTTCCATCGTCTAATCTTTCGTTATTTGAATTAATTTTAGGATTCCATACGGCACTTTCAAATGCTAATGTTAAATTTTTACATTTCTTTAAAATAAAAAATTGTTGTCTTTTGAAGATTGAATTTTCTAACATGATCCTATCCATTATTTTTATTTTTTTAGATGATTTAATATTACAAATTGCCATTGCTCTAATTTCTTTAATTATCAATTGTTCAGCAGAATCTATATAAGCACATTTAATTTTTTTACCTAACGTTTTTAGATCACCTACCAATTGTTTAAATTCTTCTTTGAGAGAATTCACATCTTTGTTCAACGTATCGTAAACTTCATCGACTGCTATTGCTACTAATTTCTTAACAATCTGTCCTGATACTCTAAATTTAGCCATGTAATAATCTACCGCAATAAATGATGTTGCTGAACCATTACCACCAATATCACCACCAATTTCAGTGTAGAGATATTGCCATGATGAAGGAATTCCATTAATTACATTTCTTTCTGGTTCAAAAGATTCATAAATAGCACCTTCAGCACGAACCCACATCCCTAAAATAAAACGTTTTCTAAAGAAGCCAACATATTCAGCGTTGATTTCTTTAACGTAATTCTTATCAAGTGCGAAGTTATCAGTAAGTTTAAATACCCATGTTTTAACATCGATTTTTTTATTATCGATATATTCAGTTTTTAGCCAATGTGAAGGAGCATCAGGATTAGTTGTAGTGATTAGCCAAGCATCTTTGACAGATAAACGAGTAGTCAACATTTTAAAAAAAGTCTTATGTGATAGAGTTCCTTCATCTACATAAGCCCATCCAAATTCAGCACCTCTGATTGCTTCTTCACTAGCTACTGTGCCAGTTCCACAAACCAAAAAATGATGACCAAATAGCCACCCTTCTTCTTGATTGAAATGTAAATTTTTAACACCAACTGATTTTTGCATTGGTCGTAAGATGTTAGTAATTACAGTTTTCTTTGACCTTCCTGCAATTATGCCATCAACGTTAAGATCTAAATTAATGACTTTAGAAATAACTTTCCAGTTTGCTATAAATGATTTTCCTGAACGAACTGATCCAGTTAAAATATTAATTCTGTGTAATTTATGTTTTAAAAATTGACTTTGAATTTTACTAAACTTCATCTTCAAAATCTTCCATCGTATCATCACTTTCCAAATTTTTCATTGCCTTACTAAATTCTTCAAGATCTGTTTTGACATTAACTTCTTGCTCATTTCTCCAGCCAATTTGTTTTAAACTGAAAACCGCCATTGTTGAATTAATAACGTTAAACAAGGCTAATTTCTCTAATTGGCTTTCCTTTTTATCGATTAATTTTTTTATTAGTGTGGAGAACTCTGGGTAATCATAGAACGTAGTTCTAGGTATATTGTTTTGATAAGCAAACTCAGCAAGAATAGGAACATCAGTTTTATTTATATATTCATTAAGTAATTTTTTTATTTCTTCAGTTTGTTTATCGTTGTAAGTTCTTGGTCTACCACCAGCATGTTTTTTAGCCATTATATCCCCCTTTCTGTTATCCATGATTTATGAAATTCTGATAATATCACATCTCACCTCTTTACGAAAATAATAACATAGAATTTTTAAAAATGTAATACCATTTAGTTAAAAATTTTTATGCATAAATTAATATGTATAAATTTTTATGCATATTAATTAAAAAATAAAATTTGTAAATTATTTATGAATAATTAAAATAATTAAAAATATAACAAATGTTAAAAATGTTATTTTTATTACACAAGGTAAAATTTAAAGCGTTCGCAATCGATAAATTTTTATCTGTTGTCGTTGCTCTTCTTATATATATACTTATATAATTAATAGTACTAAAAATGAAATTTAAAGCGTTTAAATCTTATATTTATATATTACTCAAACTTAGCAAGTATAAGAAATTCAACGACAAGCGACAAATTATTTTTTA